ATGATCCGGCAACCTGTGTTACATCGACCTGGAACTTATCGGTAGAATATTTACTGTCCCAGTAGTTAGCGGTAACCACTTGGTATTCTCGTTCAACGTGTAGGTGTGTAGCGGGGTCACTGACACTCACCGTAAGATCACCTAAGGTTCCAGTGTCAGTAGCATCCAAATGAACGCGGTAACAACCATCGCGATCATAGCTAATAGCGGTAGCACTATTACGTGCCGATCGTGCTCCACCGGATTTAGATAAGTAAACGGTCATGGACCCGGCTAAGCCGATCTCGTTAGTGCTAGCATCCGAAACATCCAAAAAGGGTCCGATGTTGATGTAACGTGCTGTTGATTGTTTTAGCTCGATCATGCTATTGAAACGTATTGTAATTTGTTAGTCCCCTGTCGGGTAACCGTAGTGGTGAGGACCTGTGATCCGGTGATACTATAGTCCTGTGTGAAAGTGTTCCATGTGGGGTCAGCGCGGAAGGTGATGGTGTCACTACCGTTGTATGGCTTAAACTTCAGCGTTGAGCCTTCCTGATGCTCGTTAATGTTATCAATACCGGTTAGGTCGTAATCATTATCCGACTCCCAGTTCTCGATCGCGGTTTGTCCCCAGTAAATATTCGTGTCCCCGTTAGCCTCACTGATCACTCGCTGATGCCACTCCAAATCAAAGTCGGTATAGGAGGGTAAGTTAAGAGGTGTGCTCGAACCGTTGAGGTTAACAAAGAATCCGTAGGTATCCGTGGATAGTGCGGTCTCGGTCCAATCACGTAACATGAATCCAGAACGTCCGCTTTGAGCGGTGTATTTATCCTGCCAGAGTCGGCTGATACTGCCACCGTCACCATCAATATCCCACTTATCCCAAACAACATTATTCATGGCATCCATCGAGCAGAAGCACTTGAAGAATGAGCCACCGTTACCAAGGTTGGTATTACCCAGGGTGATATTGAAGTTCGACCAATAGGCGTTCTCCATACCGCCGGACAATTTATACAAAGCCCATGGCGTAGGGTTGAGATAGATAATGTCACCGGAAGCCTTAACGGGATTAGTAATGGTAATATTATCGTAGAAAGAATCATAGCACTCATACCACGGGCCAATGGCCAGGTTACGGAAAGCGGTGATAGTGCAGTCAGTAACCGTCTGGAAGGTGCCTTGTTGATTAAAGATATGGATACCAGCGAAGGAGTTCTCAGCGGTATTAAGGTCGGATAGATCCTTCATGACGCCACTGCCGGATTGATCCAGACAGTTGAACGTGCAGCCACGAACGATGGTATCCTGAGCAAAGTTATAAGATCCGAAGGGGCTACTCAGCAGCGAGGCATTATCATCCCCATTACGTGCATGGGGCGCGGATTCTATACCGCTGTTACTAAAGTCACTAAAGGTGCAATTCTCATATTCAGCATCCGCTGACATGGACACAATAGAACTATTGGAAGCCGAGAAAACACAGTCCGTCATACGATAGCGTTCACAGCCAAATCCACCCCAGTAAGCTATCTCGCCCCGGATGTTCTTAGCCCTGACGTTATCCAGCAGGATATTACGGGTGTTCCAAAACCCATACATAAGTTTCTGACTTACGTCCCATTGGAACCGTTTTTCATCCAGGCTATACCAACGCTTACCCGTGGACACCGGTGTAGCGGTCATATCCACGTCAATATTCTTCATGACCACATTCTCAACGTTGACGCTAGGATTGGAACATAGCCAAAAGCCATAACGACGGATATTGGATATATCACTATCGTTCGCCGGATTGCCGTTAGGGTCATGCAAAACATTCAACCATTCGGTGCCAGGGCGGTTATGCCAGAGGCGGCAATTAAAAAAGGTTGATGGGTTATTACTACCATCCACGTCACCACGTAGGGTGATGTTACTGGTTTGACCAGATAGGAATGCGGTTGAGTAGGTCTCGTTCTTACCAACGGTAAGGTAACTACCATCCCACTTAACAGCGGGGTCAGTGGGGTAAATAAGGTAAGTCCCGGCTGGACAATAAACTTCAGCGTAGTCCGCCGCTTTAGCCGCTGTGAATGCAGCTTGGAAAGCATCCCAGCTATTAGTGGCTCCCGTGTTATCCGCTGAGTGATCGGTAACCACATTGATAGTCGTTACACTCGAACGGGTATCGGTGGTTACTGCACCATATTGCCATTCCGAATAGGTCGGTGTAGCGGAGTCCCTAACTACAGCATCGTAGTTAGTAACATAACACGCACGGTATTGGTAAAATGTGCCCTCGGATAGCGTGATGTCGGTATAGCGATTCGCACCGTTAACACCTATCCATATGAAATTAGTATCGATGTTCTGGGCTGATGACAGGTTTTGTGTCGGCCAGTTATCATCGGTTGATCGTTGTAGTATGCAGGGATTCTTCCAGTCGGAGGATTGGTTCTCCCACTCTAACATGACATGCATCCATCCCTTATCAACAACGGTCATAGTGTTGACCGGCGCGGGGGTTGGCACTACGTCCCGCAGGACGGTACCAAGCATAGGCATGGAGGGAGCTATTACCACTTGGTTACTACTACTTCAGGGTTATCCTTTTTAAACTTCTCGACGTTAGTGTTATCGTCCCAGAAGTGTTCGTCCTCTTGACGCCAACGAAACCATTGGCGTGGATCGTATTCGGCTACGAGTTGCCCGAGTCCTTCGACTTGTGCGGCTTTGCCTTGATTGGCAGCTCCTAGTTCTTGCTTGCGCTTTTTAAGGTAGTTAAACTTCTCTAGTTCGATCCCTGATCGGAGTTCCCAATAGAGTCCTTCTAACCACTTCTTGTGAGCTGCTTCCTCGCTGATAGCCTTATCGACTTGTATTAGCATACGATCGTATGTGAAAGGTATACAAAGATGAGAACCGGCCAGGATTAGGACCCAGCCGGTTCCCGTAATTCGTTACTTGGTCAGATCTAGACCCCAGACTTTCACGACAAACTTACCTTGGGTAAGCTCGTTCAAGCTGTAGTCAGTTCCGGTCGAAACGTTAGGTGTTAACAGAATGTCAATAGTGTCATCGGCGGTATAAACCTTGCCGTTTTCATTATCGAGTAATGCACCCGTGTTAGCCACGTAAGTGATAGGGGTGTCATCAGCGTGAAGCTGAGCTGAGGCGATGTAGCCATCAGCATCGGCACCGTCGCCCACTGTTACATTCAACTCATCACCTGATCCGCTGTCATCAAAGTCGGTAACAGCTACAACAGCCACATCCTTTACCAACTCACCAGCAAATACCTGGATCGTGAAAGTAGCAGTGTCGTTGTCAGCGTAGGTACCAGCACCGCTGATGTCCTCGAAGTCGATTGTGAGTTCTCTTTTGAAGGAACCTGAAGCCGGGATCGGCTCGATGGTTTCTTGTTTTGTTACGTCTATATTAGCCATGTTCTAAGTCCTTTCTATTAGCTCGTTGCTGAGAATTTACCGATGGCCAGAGGGCTCTTAACACAGAGTGTCAATAGCGTCTCAGCGTAACCGCGTTCACCCGCGCCCTGGTCGTCCAGATCCTTCATTTCAGGAGCGGACATATAGAGCAGGTCGATCATGGATGGGTCCAAAAGGTAACCACGCGCTTTAGCTTGGTTAGTTAGGGCTCCACCGGATGTGCGTCCGTTTCTTAGGGTAGGGATCACAAAGATGCGTCCATAGTCACCGATGTATTCGGAAACCTTGAAGTCGATCTGGTGTGATTTAGCATCCTGATTAACAGTGTACGGGTTACCGGCTCCGCCGCCAACGGCGCGTTGCAGGTTAGTAACAGCCGAACGCAATGCGGGTCCAGCTACCAAGCTCATGCGAGCCATGTCAGATCCGGTTTGCTCATAAACAGAGGACATAACACCGTTCAAATCACTGTCAGCCAGTGAAGCGGTAGCGGTCGTGTTGATGCTAGCACTCGGAGTGCGGTAAGCGGATGGGACCGGGTTAACGGACTGCTCCGAGCTGTCGATCCATTTTCCAATACCACGTAGCTTCGACGGATTGGTCGTTGCCATTTCCTGGTCAGAACCAATAGCACTCTCAACGTCGAGTTTCATTTCGATGAAGCAACGAGATTTCGCTAGGGCTTTTTCGTCCTTAACACCAGCCGTGTTAGTAAGGGCTTGTTCCTTTGATACTAACCAAGTCCTGCGAATCTTTTGCTGGCGGTTGCCAACGCGTTCGCGGTTCTCAGCTTTGTTATCAAAATCAGTGATGTCCTGACCTTCGAGTTCGCCCGCAAATTTGGGTGAGTCGTAGGCGTCAAGACCCCACTCAGTGAACATAGCACCGGGTTTTGATCCTTTACCAGCTAAGCTAGTCAAGGGAGTTTGCTCCGGTTCTACAACCGTAAGCATGTCGAGAAGATCTTCTCTGTTAAGAGTCGATCCGTCTCCGTAAGTTGTGGCTCCTGCCATTGTATTTCTTTCGTTCTTAGATTAAGAGCGAGAGAACCTATTATCTAAATAAATTGACCGTTTGGTTACGATCGACGTTGCCTGATGCGATGAGCTTTCGCTTACGCTTTAGACCGCTTTCTTCTTCAGTTTGAGGTGGCACTACCGTGTTGGTTTCTACCGGTGCCCTGGGTGGCGTTGATTTAATAACCGCCTTTTTCTTCGGAGCTGTTTTCTTCTTATTCAACTCGTCGCGACGGATATACCCTTCAACCATTAAAGCTACTGCTGCCTTAGCATCCGGAATCTTACCCTTGAGTTCCTGATACAGAGGTTGCTTCAGAGTTTTCTGAGCAAGCTCATAATAAGGATCTTCAGGATCAGAAAAATAAGGTAGCTCATTGAGCTGTGCCTCGGTTTTCTGTTGGGATTCTATGAAGGCTTTTCGCTTAGGAATGGCGCGGTAGGTATTGCGGGCGTTCTTACGAATCGTAAATAAATCACTTTTCGTTAGTTTCTGGTCCCCAACCTGGTAGTAAGCATTTCCCTCATCGTCATATTTGGGCTCACCTTCTAACAGTTCATCGATCTGATCTTCAGCATCGATAGCCTGTTGTTCCAGTGTTTCCAATTCGGATTCGGTAGTAGCTTGATCTACTGTGGATACGGGTTCCGGTTCCGCCGCTGGTTGTTCACCCAACTTATCAATGGTTTCTTCCGCGTCACGTAGTCGTTTAGTTAGACTATTGATTCGCTTCTGAACACCAATTGGTAAGTCGCTACCCTCGAAAGGGTCGGCTTCTTCCTCCTCGGTTGTGTCTTCCTCTTCTGTTAAAGAACTGTCTTGTGGAGTTTCCTCCGGCTCAGAATCTTGTTCCGGTTCGACAGCGGGTTCCTCGTCTTCTTGTGCGCTATCGATCGGTTCTTCTTCTGGTGCGTCTTCTACTACCGATTGTGGTGTCGCGAACACGTTCGCTAAGTCACTTCCGGTTATGTTTCCCACGGTTTCGGTTAAGGCATCCGTGTTCGCCTCTTGTCCCACTGCTTCCGGCGCAGTGTCAGCCGTTAGTGTATCTGTCATTTAATCCCGGTTTTAAGCTACCGTTCGCTGTTCTTGTGGTTCTGATTGCATTAAGATCAGGTCCGCCATCGCTACAGCTCCTAAACACTTATCTTGTGCCTTCTGGTCCGTATCGATCTGCGTTGCTAATCGTATGAAATCTTCACGGCCATTGTGTATCAGCCGTTTAAACTCTTGAAAGTCATCGTTGCTTTTCAGCTTCTCCAGGGTTAGTTGAAGATTCTTTTCCTGTTGCCGTAAGGTCTTGATGTAAGGTGGTGTGAACATTAGGCTACATTCATATTACCCGGTGGTGTTCCCAGGCGTCCGGTTATCGCGTTCTCGCGTTGTTGATCAATAAAGTCCAATTGCTTCATGTGCTTCTCTAATCGTGCCTTGAAGGACTCGTCCGATTGGAGACGTTGCTGAACATCCATAGCCGGGATCTCTTCCGTGCCCTGAATATACTGTTGAACAATCTGGCGGCGAAGCTGGGTATTAATCCCTTGTTCTGGGATGTCCAAATCCATACCCGCCCATAGTCCTTTGAGTAATTCAATCTCATCCTTAGCTTCATCCTGCATAGCCTGATCTTCTGGCTTAATGAGGGTTTCACCCCAGGTAGGATCAATGATTTCAACACCTTTTTGCAAGAGGGCATCCCAATCACCCCGTCCATTACGGTCGGCGGCTGAGAATAGCTCAATAGCTGATTTAACCTTCTGCTGTTGTAGTTCGGGCTCTTGTGATAGCGCGTCGAACTCTAAGTAAAAATCGTAGTCCTCAGTGGGGTTTTTATGGAACTCCT